AGAAGACTGTAACTGCAGTTAAGGCTGTAGCGGTAGCAACAAATATGTCACTAACCCTAATCCCATCATCTGGGATGTTTACAGCATGAACATCAGAAGCTTTTAGATCTAAATCTAAAACTGTAGCCCCGCCGTTGCCATCTGTAATGGTTAATCTGGGTGTTCCAGATCCTGACAGAACATGTATCTGTCTTATGCGAGCAGGGCCAACTGCTAGTGAGCCTGTTCCTGTGACACGCTTTGACTGTACATCACTAGACATAGCTTATCCTTTTTTCTTAGGACGACCACGCTTTTTGGCAGGTGCTTCTTCCCACGCTTCATTTACATCAGGTGTAGAAGGATCATCTGCTTTTAGCGTTCCATCGCTGTTTCTTGCGCGAACTTTAGCAACTTTTAGTGGGTTTCCATCTGGATCTAACCCACGAGCCGCCAATTCTTCCGCGCTTGGTGGTGCAAATCTACTCATAGCTCACCTATGAAGCAGAAATGGTTGCGCCTGTATCTGAACGCTTGAAGTTTGTACCGTCAGAAAAAGCTATAATAGGGCTTCCTGCTGCTCCATTAGAAACAAAAATAACTGTTCCTGCACCTGAAGTTGAAGCAGATGGTGCTGTAGCTACGGTGAATGTTGGAAGTTTAATGTCGCCCACAAAACCAGCAGTAGCTGTAACTGGGCCTGAAAATGTAGTTGATGCCATAATATATACCCTTTGCACAAGGTTTTGCCTAGCAGTCTGTGCAACGTCAGGTCGGGGAGTGTCCTGTCTGCAAGGCTAATGTTGCCCCTACAAACAGCATAACATAGTTTTTACAAAAAGAAAGGGGCAACTTACGCTGCCCCAGTTACAGGGAGGACTACTATGAAAAAAGTAGTACCCCCACTATAACATAATTTACGCTCCGGGTGAACCGTAAATCCCTAATGGATCAGATACACCGAATGAGTATCGCTCACGAGCTTTGTAGCGAACGTTACCTGTATCAAAATCACCGTCCATAGCTGTAGCCATAGGTGTACGCACAAAGTGCTTCATTCCGTTCGGAATGTCTGTGGTGATAAAGAACGCATCTGTGTCCGTTAGATAGTGGTTCACACGATAGCCTTCAGGGATCGATCCATTTGAACGCAATGCGTTTGTATCGTTATCCGCTGTACCTGTGCGAAGCTCTGTCTGTAGCAATCTTGTTGCCACGAACATCAACGCTGGTGGAACGATCAACTTACGAGGGCGAGCCGCGATCAATAGGCCACGTTCGTCTGTGAACGCTGCAATATCGATAACTGCTTGCTCTAGTGAAGTTTCGTTCAAGTCTGCGTTTACTGCTGGCTTGTTAGAGTTTGTACCGCCACCAACAGTTGGGTGGTTAGTAGCAAACAATGTAACGCCATCACCTGAGTTGAAGGTTGTAAAACCTGTGTTCAACAAGGACGCAGCCTTAGTCTGCTTGGTGTAAGCCATAGCGCGAGCTAGTGCTTTTGTATATCGAGCAGACAATGAGTCGTACAAGTTGTCCTCCATCGCTTCTTCAGTGATAGAGAAACCCATTGCAACGGTCTCATGGTTGTAGCGAGCAGTAAAATGCTCTTGTGCGTTATCGTATGAAAGTGATGAACCTTCTGCTTTCACAGGGGCTGCACCAAAACCTGATAACTTCACTTCTTCCTCAAACGAACGGTCTGAGTTTTCAGTTTCGTATATCTCGGCATGTTCGCCTTCATACTGTTCATATTCCAACCCAAACAATGCGTTTAAGCCGGGAAGTAGCTCTTTAAGGAGCTGTGCGCGTGAAATAGCCATTACTCAGTCTCCTTATGCTGCGCCTTTGTCGTTACGCATCTGATGCGCTCCGGGGTTAAATTTAATCAACACATCTGGAAACGAATCTGTAGCTGGAGATACGAAACCTACGACACGAAACGCCGCTGCAGCACCTGCTGCTTTAACGTCTGCGTCTAATGCTGAGTTAGAGTTACCTGTCACGGTTGAACCTGTTGAGGTTGACTGTACCGCTGCAAGGTGTGCATTCATGCCTAAATCGGCTTGCGCCATAGCAGCGTCTGCTTGCACTTGAAAGATAACATCTGGATCATCCACAACGTAAGCTTTTGCATTTAACTTACCTGATGGATAATAGTTTGAGTGTACAGTCTGACCTAGGTCATTCTCATACTCACAACCAACGAAAACACCAATCGCACCAGTACCTGTGACGTTACCAATAGCGTTTGTTGTTAAGTCTGCACCTGTAGCAGTACTAAGTGCAATATACCCGTCTGCCCCGATTATGACAATTTGACCGTTAAATATATTAGTCGCCTCGCCAGCGGGATCGATCAGGTATTCAGTAGTTGCCCCTGCATAGGGCATGCCGTCAGCACGTTTTACCGGCTTCAGGCCGTGGGGAGCTGCTGTAGTAGCCATTTGCTCATCCTCCTAACCAAATTTTAACCAAGGAAGCTCCCTAAGAAGGTCACTTCCCAAATGAAGTTCGCGTGGAACGCTCTGGACTCAACACTGGCATACGAGGGTCGTTTTCTCTCATAAAATTACGATCCACCGCATCTTGTGCATGTTGAGCTTGCTCAAGTTGGACTTGAATACGTTCTTCAGCGATTTCAGCAGGGATACTGCATAATAACAGTCCACCTACCTCAATGTTGTCTTTAAATCGGGAATCGATATCAGACACAACGTTTAAATCAGGATGATCTGCGGCTTTCACTGGCGTATATCCTTCACGGAATCGAGTAGAGACGTTGGTATTGTCACTGTTCCCCAAGGTTGATGTGCGAATCCAACGGAAGTGTAATCCATCCCTTGGTTCGGGGGTCGGTAACGCAGACGGTCTTGACCATCCTTTTCTACGTTCTGTCTTTTCTCTAGTTTCTGTAGTGCGTGGAGTTCTATCAGCCATTAGCCATTATCCTTCATTAATTGCGCCGCATACTGTTCTGCAGTTAGTCCGAGCCGTTTGGCGAGTGCGGCTGCGGATGGAGTTAACTTCACCTTGCGTGGTTTCTTTGACGTACGAGACGGCGGGGCAACCACGTTACCCGCTTGAGGCTGGGGTGGCGCAGACTCCTCTGCATCAGTCTCAAACTTATTCGGAAACGCTTCCTTCATGGCAGCGTCTATTTCATTGTAGTACTGTTCGCTATTTGGTTCAACACCTTTTGTGACAAGTTCTTCGTGTACGCCGTACGCAAAGCCTGTCATTCGCTTATCTTGCATAAACCAAGGGTTCTTATCTGCCCAATCTAAAGCACGTTGTGGTGGCTTCGCAGGTGCGGGCTGCGCCTCCTGTTTCGGTGCTTCTGTTGGTACAGGTGCAGCCTCCTGACGTTTTGGAGGTGTATAATTACTTATACGATACTGCTCATTCTGTAGCCTTGTAAGTTCTGCCTGTGCTTCTAGCAACTTGTCTGAGTCACCTGCTTCATATGCTACTTTATAGTTAGCATTAGCCTGTGCAAGTTGTGCCTCAACACGAGACTTAGCTTGATTTAAGAGGACATCTTCATTTTCTTCTAAAGACTTGCGAAGCTTTTCGTTCTCTTCTTTGACTTTTTCAGCATACTTAACGGCTTCTTCTTGGATGTTCTGCGCCTCTTGTCTGGCACGTTCTTCATCACGATACTGTTTTGTTAGCTGATCAATGCGTTTCTGAACACCTGCGCTGTATTTATCAATCTCAGCGTCAGAGTTCTCTGTCTTCGCTTCTGGTTCAGGCTCTTCGGCCTTTTCTTCTACCTTTTCCTCGACCTTTGTCTCGACTTCCTGCTTCTCTTCTACAGGAGCCTCTTCAATCTCAATCTCGATCTCAGTAGTCTCTTCTACTTCGTTTTCTAGATTTTCTGCGGTATTCGTACTCATGCTCTTGTATACCCCCTTGGATCATCGACAACGCCTTCTACAGTGTCATCATTTATAAGACGGAACTCTTTACCCTGAACTTTGAATCTAGTGCCTGAGTAAGAACGAAAGATTACAAAATCTCCTTCTTTACACCAAGGTCCGTTAGGAAAGCGTTCTTTATCAGAATACGCATCTGATCCTGATTTTATAACAAAACCAATAATAGATGCAGTAGACTCATCTCTTCGAAGACCATCAGGCATGATCACTCCGCCCTCTGTCTTCTCATCGATCTCTGGAAGTGCTATCAGTAACCTATATCCCGTAGGTTCTGGTAGTTTTGCGTGAAGGTCATCTTGTACCTTCGTGTTATCGACTTTTACTGTCGCAACCATTTTACACCCGTTCGCAGTGATTTAAAGGTTCACCGTTACCTTGCGCGGCCTATCCGCGAATATTACGAAGCACCTTATGCTTCTCTAAATCTTTTCTCAAGCTCTTTTACGTTATTTAGTACAATATCTATACCTTCAATCTTCCCTATGAGCCTGTTGTAGTCTTCCATACTCTTCACACTACCACCCGCTACAAACTCTGTTATTTCAGATTTGTATTCGGCAAGACGCCTTTCTAGCGCCTCAAATATGTTAACTTCCACCCTTATCTAACTCCTTCGCTATATCTAACCCTATTTTAGTTCCCTCGCGTTTATCTTTACGCTGCTCTTTGTCTAACTCTGTAGCTATCTTAGCTCCAATCTTAGCGCCTTCTACCTTCTGTGAAGTCTGTAACTTAGCTGCTTCTAGCTCTAGTTTAGCTAAGTCCATCTGTCTGTTGTGCTGTGACTCAGCCTCTTTGATAGCCAACTCACGTTGTTGCATCTGCACTACTGGATCTTGCTGCTGTTGCATCATCTGTTCCTGCTGTGCTTCAGCTACGTCTTTCTGTAAGA